TTACTTCTTCGCCTCTGCAACCACTTTACTACCCACGCCGCGGTTATTGTATTCCCACATGCGGTTGTAGTTAGTGTCATTCAGATTGCGCTGTATTTCGTCGTTATCATTTACGCTGCCGGTATTACCCGCAAACGGACGATTAGAGATCACCGCATCGGCCCACGGTTTAGCCGTGTTAAAACCTTCGTTGATGGCGCTATCACGGATCACCACCTGACCGTTGGTATTGGCATCAACATCCAGCGAGCGGCCCAGTTGCGCCACACCATCACCGAAAGCATTGAAACGGCTGTTTACGGCGAGGAAACCGTAGTAAATGTTGGACAGCGTAGCCGGTGCAAACACATACGCTTCTTGCTGAGTACGTGAGTTCACCACGCGGAATTCGGTGTTATCGAACACCACTGCGCCGCGACCAGAAACGATATCCACATCCCCTTCAATGTAGCTGTTGGTCACCAGCGTACGCGGCTGACGATTCGTTTCCAGACGGTTCTGCACACCGCTGTTGGTGACAAAGAAGGTGTTCTGACGACCGAGAATGTTAACGTTGTTAATCTGTACCTGGTCACCATCAGTACGCAGTGCCACCGCCGGATGGTTACCTGCATCTACGCTATCGCCCAGCGTGTTTTCGATGGTCAGATTTTGCAGTTGCAGGCCATTGTTTTGTGACCAGAAGACCGCAGAGCAGAGAACACCGATACTGTCGCTGCGTTTGCTCTGGCAGCTATCGTACATATACCACGCTGGTTTACCTGGCATATATTTGCCGCGCGGGTTGACGTCGTGACGCCAGTCGGCAGGGCTCATGCCACCATCAAGGGAAAGCCCAATCTTCACATCAATCGGTTTTTCACCTGTACCGTACAGAGTAATTCCACCCGGAGCGGCAGGGACATATACCGTTCCCTGATACTCACCAGGCATCACGGCAATATACTGGCGCTTGTTGGTACGCTTGATAATTGCCGCATCTACCGCCGCCTGAATCGTGGTATGCGTTACACCTTGAGTGCCCGCCGGGCCGACAACAAAGTCAGGTTGCGCAGGCAGGGTAATCGGGGAAGGATTCCACGCTGCAGCACCTGGTGTCAGGGATGCAAAATAGTGTTGAGCATCGAAATTCTGCGCTTCTTTTGCCGACAGAATCGGGCGAGAAGAGGTACCAGGCGCGGTTTGATCAGAAGGACGTTGATCGGGCGGGGTTGAGCTACAGGCGGTCAGCGTCACGCCAAAAGCCAATGCCAGCGCCAGACGGGAAACTGAAAATGTGTTCACAGGTTGCTCCGGGCTATGAAATAGAAAAATGAATCCGTTGAAGCCTGCTTTTTTATACTAAGTTGGCATTATAAAAAAGCATTGCTTATCAATTTGTTGCAACGAACAGGTCACTATCAGTCAAAATAAAATCATTATTTGATTTCAATTTTGTCCCACTCCCTGCCTCTGTCATCACGATACTGTGATGCCATGGTGTCCGACTTATGCCCGAGAAGATGTTGAGCAAATTTATCGCTTATCTGCTTCTCATAGAGTCTTGCAGACAAACTGCGCAACTCGTGAAAGGTAGGCGGATCCCCTTCGAAGGAAAGACCTGATGCTTTTCGTGCGCGCATAAAATACCTTGATACTGTTCCGGATGAAAGCGGTTCACGACGAGTAGATGCAATTATGGTTTCTCCGCCAAGAATCTCTTTGCATTTATCAAGTGTTTCCTTCATTGATATCCCGAGAGCATCAACATGCAATGTTGTAGGGATGGCAATTTTTACGCCTGTTTTGCTTTGCTCGACATAAAGATATCCATCTACGATATCAGACCACTTCATTTCGCATAAATCACCAACTCGCTGCCCGGTAACAACAGCCAGTTCCATTGCAAGTCTGAGCCAACATGGTGATGATTCTGCTGCTTGATAAATTTTCAGGTATTCGTCAGCCGTAAGTCTTGATCTCCTTACCTCTGATTTTGCTGCGCGAGTGGCAGCGACCGGGTTTGTTGTTATATGGCCTTCAGCTATTGCCTCTCGGAATGCATCGCTCAGTGTTGATCTGATTAACTTGGCTGACGCCGCCTTGCCCTCGTCTATGTATCCATTGAGCATTGCCGCAATTTCTTTTGTGGTGATGTCTTCAATTGGAGCATCAGGCAGACCCCTCCTTATTGCTTTAATTTTGCTCATGTAATTTATGAGTGTCTTCTGCTTGATTCCTCTGCTGGCGAGTATTTTTTCGTAGCGATCAAGCCATGAATGTAACGTAACAGAATTATCACTGTTGATTCTCGCTGTCAGAGGCTTGTGTTTGTGTCCTGAAAATAACTCAATGTTGGCCTGTATTGCTTCAGTGATTGCTATCCTCCTGTCTCGGCCTAATCCAAACTCTTTACCCGTCCTTGGGTCCCTGTAGCAGTAATATCCATTGTTTCTTATATAAAGGTTAGGGGGTAAATCCCGGCGCTCATGACTTCGCCTTCTTCCCATTTCTGATCCTCTTCAAAAGGCTACCTGTTACTGGTCGATTTAAGTCAACCTTTACCGCTGATTCGTGGAACAGATACTCTCTTCCATCCTTAACCGGAGGAGGGAATATCCTGCATTCGCGCACCCATCGACGAACTGTTTCAAGGCTTCTTGGACGTCGCTGGCGTGCGTTCCACTCCTGAAGTGTCAAGTACATCGCAAAGTCTCCGCAATTACTCGCAAGAAAAAACCGCCATCAGGCGGTTTGGTGTTCTTTCAGTTCTTCAATTCGAATATTGGTTATGTCTGCATTTGCTATCTGCGCCCATATCATCCAGTGGTTATAGCAGTCATTGATGTCCTCTGCTTCGATAACTCTGTTGAATGGCTCTCCATTCCATTCGCCTGTGACTCGGAAGTGCATTTATCATCTCCATAAAACAAAACTCGCCGTAGCGAGTTCAGATAAAAGAAATCCCCGCGAGTGCGAGGATTGTTATTGTCTTTGCTTCGTGCATTTGTCGCACTTTCGGCACCATCCAGATAGGCACATCCGTCCGCAATTAACACATATAGGCCACATCATTTTTCCTCTTTTGGTTTATGAATCTGAATGGTCATGCCGCTTTGAGTGGTGACTACAATGACAGAACCAGGTTGAAGGCTGTTAAGATTGAATGCTTCGTAAAACGAATCCAATGCCAGTGCTTTTTTATTCTTCCGGTTCCACCAACGCCATCCCTTGCTACAGGCTACACTGACAATCCACTGTCCACTCCTGTAAGCCATATAAAACCAGATGAGCAAAACCTGAAGGAAGGCTATCCAGTCAATAATCGTATATTTCGCGAAGGAGTCCATCACTTCACCTCCTGCGGCGGTTCTGGTAGCGGCATCCAGTGGGTTACTCCATGCCATATACCAGTTAAGGTTTCAAACCTTGGCTCTCTGCCTTTCTGTGTCTTGGCATATTCATTCCTTGTATATACGCATTGTCTAACTGCATATCCATTCCATCCAATAACTGTTTGTCTAATTTCCGGCATTCGCTCACTACAGCTTATCCAACCATCCGGAGTTACCGGCACTGGCTTGGCGGTATAAAGCGGTGTTATATCTGCCCGAAAATTACATGCTTTATGCAGACGCACCCACCGTTCGACTTCTGCTTTGTCAGAATACATACCAGTGAACGTGTTATATTCACGGTCAATTTGCGTGAATGTTACCTTCCACGCCACCGGCTCTGCTTCCAGCGATGCCAGTGCGATACGCAGGGCAGCCAGGATATTCCCCTGGTAATCATCAAGCCCGAAAGGAAGCTCATCACGAACGCTTTCATAATCGTTGATAGTCTGCTGCAGCCATTCTCTTGTGATAGTGCTCATGATGCCTCTCCTTTACCTGCTTCGGTGACGTTTATTCCAGCGTTGTGCAGTGCCTCAAGAACCTGATGCTGCCTGTAAACCATTTCAGTGTGGTAAGGCTCGTCAAAATCGACGCGATGCAACATGCTATAGCATTGCGGAAGCACAACCTCCCGCAACTCCAGCTCAGCAATGCGCTTCTCTGCGGCTTCCAGCTTCTCGCGCATATCGTCAACGTACTCGACCAGAGAACGGCCAGCAGGAATTTCGCACTCCTCGACCAGTTGGAAGTAGATATCAGCTGCGGCCCGTGTGTTGCTATGCCTAGCGTCGCCCATCTCACCTTCACGAAGAGCATCGCGTTCGGCGGTAAGATTGGCTATTTTGCTGTCTTTGCCTTCCAGCTCAACACGCAGCTTCCCTACCGTTAGCGCAATATCCTCGTTCTCCTGGTCGCGGCGTTTGATGTATTGCTGGTTTCTTTCCCGTTCATCCAGTAGTGCCAAAGCAATCTTTGGATTAAAGGCAGCAATAAATTCAGCGTTGTTTTTCAGGACGTGTTGCGCAATGGCCTGACTACTTAGTCGGACCTCATAACCACGTGCGCCACGGTGTGGTTTATATGAGTCCCAGTCTCCCCACGTTGCTTTCTCTGCCGCCTCACGCAGTGCCTGGTAATTAATTTTGCTCACTGACTGCCTCCTTCTTAATCAGTTTACACAGGTGCTCCACAGCCACAGAGAGTGCATCCACCGCTCGTTTATCCAGACGCGGGGCCAGAGCAAGCAGTTCATTTATTGCAATCTGAATACCATGCTCCGCCGCCAGCGCCGCGCGATTGCTCTCCAGCTCTGCAATTTGGCACATGGCATCAATATTTTTGTCCTCCAGGCGCTTAATTTCGCCTAGGAGGTCCAGCGCAACTTTTGGTGGGATAGCCGCGATATAACGGGCATTGGCACTAGCGTTCCTCTGTCCATCAGTACCAGGCCAGTCAATAAAGTATCCGCAATGCCTACCCTCAGACGTGCGCGCAGGATAAATGCCGTTATGGCCCGGCAAAATATATGCTACCCATTCATCTTGCGTTGCCTGTTTCGCCGCCTCGCGCAGTTCTTTATAGTTAATTTCGCTCACTGCTTGCCTCCTTTACGCCACATCGCATTCAGATATTTGTTTTGATTCACTGAAGGAAAAGAATTTCTCTTAAGCAATTCCTCTCTCGATGGCATTGGCTTTACGCGTTGGCGAATAATCATTTCTGCTGGAAGAATGCCGGGATTGTATGCAAGTCCTCTCATGATTTACTCTCCACGAACTGGTCAATAGCCATGCTAAGTGACACACCTAAATTCTCGATATGTTGCTGAATATCCTGTAGCGTCTGCGCCTGAGATAACATGATTTCACGGTTGCATAATTCTTTAACCAGATGCTCAAACTTGCTGTAATAACCGATACGGCTTAGTGTTTCTTTCCCTGCATTCTCGCCTTCTTTGATAATTCCTCTTTCACTAAGAATCAGGTCGTGTTTGGTTCCGGTAATAACGTATTTTCCGAGGTCGATGTTTAGCTTCATTGTTTTCATGGTAAATTCCTCAGTCATTACTGATAGCGCCATAGCGTGAGCGGTAATTACGCAGGCGCGGGTCGATATATTCAGGGAAGTGGGTATATGTGGCTTTGCGGAATGGTCGGATTGATGTTTCGTTTATTCGGTCTTTTTCCTGTTTTTCTGCGAGTTGTATATCGCGTCGGTACTTCCGTTCTTCTTTTGTTTCTGGTGGCAGAGCAAGAAACGCGTCGAGATTATTCTTGATATTTTCCAGCACCTCCGATATGGAATTGCCGGAACAGCGGCGCGGGTCATCCGCACCATACAGAGGCGCTGGCATGATTAAATCCTTATTTTTCTGAATCAGAATGGGATGGAATCGTCGTATACAGGAGTGTTCTGCTGGTTACTACTTTGCTGCTGCGGGCCATTTCCTGAAGCTGCAAATCCAATCTTTGCATTCAGTAATTCAAGAGTGATTGATTGACCATTTTGCCCCTGATAAACATCAACCCT